CCTCAGGAAGGTTCGGGCCTCACATATACCAATGTACAAGACAGCAATCGTCAGTTATATCTGTATGGGGCCAAGCCATTCATAGAGTGCATTCAACAAACGCTGTCAGCCTCTAACGTGCTTCCAAGAAATCGCTTTGTTGAGTTCAACGTTGAAGGATACTTGGCTGAAGAGATGTACCAAGACGTCATGGTTGAACCAGTCGTAGAAGTACCAGTAGAAAGTCCATCATGATCCACTTCGTAAATGTCCCTATAACTCTCGATGCTTCAGCAGGTGAAGATACCCCTAAGACAATTACAGGCATCGCAGTCCCTTGGGCTCCGGTATCTGCAACCGTCATGGACGGAACAAAAGTCTCCTTCGCTCGAGGTGCCTTCGATCTCAATATGAAGGCCCCGAAACTTCTAGAAAATCACGACATGGGCGCATTGCGCGGAATCGTGTCCTCTCTTGCTGACATGCCCGAAGGACTTGGATTCACCGCCACCTTCGCAAAGACGGGCGCAGCAGCCGACGCAATCGAACTCGTAAAAGCAGGCGCGTACGACTCGGTTAGCGTCGGGGCTGTCCCCGTGAAGTTTAAGTACGACAAGAACGGCGTCATGGTCGTTTCACAGGCTGACTTAATCGAGATTAGCCTTGTCGCCCAACCAGCGTTCAAAGACGCTTTAATAACAGAAATCGCTGCATCGGAACCTGAAGAAGATGCAACCGAACCCACCCCAACAGATTCCGAGGAGGAACCAGAAGTGGCAACACAAGAAAACCCAGTGGTTGAGGTCGAGGCTTCAATCATTCCAACTACCCCTATCTACGCAAACGCAAAGCGGGAATTCAAACTTCCATCAGCGTCAGAATACATCGCGACATTCGTTCGTGGTGGACACGACTGGGCACAAATGAACGACAACATCCGCGCTGCAGCGCCAGACGTAGTTACATCGGACATTCCCGGAGTCATCCCGACCCCAATCGTGGCCCCGATTTTCAACTCGTTTGTGGGCTCAAGGCCTCTTGTGGATGCGACATCAGTTCGCGCCATGCCCCAAGCAGGAGCCATCTTCATCCGCCCCGTAGTATCGGTCCATAACAGCATCGGCACTGCAACACAGAACACCACAATCACGGCTTCACAGTTCGAGATCAACGACGTACAAATCACCAAGACCATCCAAGGTGGCTACGTTGAAATCAGCGAAGCCTCGATGGACTGGAGCCAGCCAGAAGTGCTTGGCGCTTTGTTGGACGACATGGCTCGCGTGTACGCGGACCGCACAGACCTTCTAGCGTGTTCAGAACTGCAGACTGGTACAACCAACAGCAACAACTTCGCTAACGCGTCAATCGCAGATCCTGCATATTGGGTTGAGTGGATGTACACCGCAGCAGCAGACATCCTTACAGGCTCGAACGGCAACCTGCCTTCAATCTTGGCTGTGTCTCCAAATGTCTGGAAGTTGATGGGATCACTCAGCGACACCGCTGATCGCCCACTCTTCCCACAGGTAGGCCCAATGAACGCTTACGGATCACTTAACGCAGCGAGCACCTCAGGCGCATTCGCCTTCGGACTCCGTGTAGTGGTTGACCGTAACCTGACATCGGCTGGCATGACCATCCTTGATCCTCGAGCACTCGAGAACTGGGAACAACAAAAGGGCGCAATCTCAGTGGAACAGCCTTCTCAACTGTCCCGCCAAATTGCCTTCAGAGGGTACTGGGCATCGAAACTTATTGACCCAACTCTCAGCATCAAGGCTGCCTTCGTCTGATAAAGACGATCTAGAAAGACTGCAAGACCATGGCCACCTTCAACCTCGCTTTTCACACGCGACTAGAGGGCTATGCCGTCTTGCAGACTTTCGTAGATACGGACATCCAACCTCAAGACTCGGTAGTTGTAGCAGGCGCGGCGCACAACTTCAACGGCACTCACACTGTTATTTCTACCGAGCCTTATGAGTTCATCGGACTATCCGAAGAGGGCGACCTGCTCTTTGACTATCAGGTCATCATCCCTAACCAGTTCATCTACGTCAGCGCAGGCGACGACCTCGAGCGAAGCATTGCCACCGGCACAGTCACTTTCACCCCCAGCCCGAGTTGGATCACAAGCGCGGATGTAACCAGTTGGCTGGGCATCGATGTCGCTACCGCCAATGACACCGCATTCGTCGCTGTATGCGTCTCTGCGGCTAACAGTTGGGCGTTCCGCAAGCGTAGGGAGGCAGGCTATACAGACAGCCTCTCAAGCGCTCCTGACGGGGCATCGAAATTGGGGACAATCCAATATGCCGCCATCCAATATCGCAATCGTGGAGCCGTAGACGGCTATTCGTCTTTTGATTCCATGAACATCGGAACACCGACAATGTCTCTGGGCCAGATCATGCAGTTACTTGGCTGCGGAAGACCACAGGTTGCATAGTGGCTGCTTCGGGGATTCTCTACGAGGCGGTCAACGCCACCAAGACCGCGCTAACCGCTTTGGGCTTGAAACCCGTCACCGATCCGCGCAACGCCCGCCCCTTGTCGGTCATGATCGAACTACCAACACTCGACGCCTTCACCTACAACGTGGGCGACATTCGGCTAGTGATTCGCGTCTTGGCGGGCCCACCCGGAAATCAAGACAGCGGGGATTACCTCATGACAACCGTTGACACAATTATGAACTCAACCATCGCCATAGTGGATGGAAGACCTTCTCTCGCCTCATACGGCGAACAGATGCTTCCTTGCTATGACATGACCGTTGCCGTAGCAGTACGGCGCAACTAGAAAAAGGAGCCACCGATGGCAACAACAACATTCCTATCCAACGCAACTATCAGCATCACTCAAGGGGCAACCACCACTGATTTAAGCGATCAGGCAAATGCCTGCATGATTACAGTCGGTCAAGACGCTCTCGAGAGCACCGCCTTCGGAGATTCTGGCCATCGCTTCGTGGGAGGCCTGCAGACAGTGGACGTATCAATCACGTTCTTTCTTTCATACGGCGCTACCGAAGTTGAAGGTATCCTCAGTTCCTGCGTCGGCACTGGATCAACAATCCTGACAATCTCACCATCAGGGACAAGCGAAACAGCAACGAACCCAGAGTACGTCCTCACAAATTGCATGCTTGCTAACTTTTCACCCATCAATTCGACCGTAGGAGAACTTGCAACTGTTGAAGCCTCCTTTACGGGCGGAACTTGGGTACGCGACGTTACACCTTAAAGAAGAAACACATCATGCAACTCACGCTCAAAGTAACAACAGACCAGACGACCTACGAAGTCAAAACCAACCTCTATGTAATTATTGCATGGGAGCGAAAGTTTAAGCAGAAAGCATCCAACCTCGCGACTGGCGTAGGGCTCGAGGATTTAGCGTTTATGGCTTTTGAGTCTTGCAAGATTCACGGCATCCCTGTACCGGCAGTCTTTGATGATTACGTTAAGAAGTTAGTAGCCATCGAGGTAATAACGGACGAACCGACAAACCCCACCGTAGAGGCACCTACTCACGATCTCTAGCAGAATTGCTGGTAGAGACTGGGTGGTGGCCTCCACAAATACCTTTTGAGATCCAAGACATGAATACAGTCATCGATGTAATAAATAAGTCAAGGCGCAAGTGACAGCCGAACTTGCCCCCATCGAAGTTGTGGGTCTAAAGGAAGCGCTTGCGCAGTTGAACAAGATTGATAAAAAACTGCGCCGATCAATCACCACTGAATTCAAAGCAATTGTGGACCCAGTTCTAGTAGAGGCTCGACGTAGGCTGCCCGACAAGGCTCCACTATCTGGAATGGCACGATCATGGACTGGCAACAGTGGCGCAGAACTTATGAATTGGCAACCAGACAAGGTGAGCAAGAACCTGAAGGCTTTCACAAGTGGAAAAAAGATTAGAGAAGCACCGGGTGGATTTAAGCAGAACCTCGCAACCTTTGGCATCAGGTGGGGCGGTCCGCAGGCTACTCTGTTCGACATGGCACGAAAAGGAACTATGTCGCAGGCACTTCAAGCCCGCTTTGGTTCACCCTCTCGAGTTATCTGGCGGGCCTATGAAGCGCAAGACGCTGAGGTAAATAACCAAGTTCGCGATCTAGTTAATAAGGTCATGAAGTTGACTGGCAACAACGGGAGAATCTGATGTCAATTACTATCCCAATCATTACAGAATTCGACGGGGCTGGAATATCCCGCGCCGTAGCCCAATTTAAGCAATTAGAAACCAACGGCCAGAAGGCCCAGTTCGCAATCAAGAAGGCTGCCGTTCCCGCAGCAGCAGGACTGGCTGCCCTAGGCGTTGCTTTGTTCGATGCCACAAAGGGCGCGATTGAGGATGACGCTGCCCAACAGAAACTGGCTCTGCAACTACGCAATAGCGCAGGCGCTACAGACCTACAGATCAGCGCTACGGAATCATGGATTAGCGCACAAGGTCGTGCTCTCGGCGTGACCGACGATGAACTGAGGCCGTCGCTGGCCAGACTGGTTAGCCAGACCCATGACGTTACCAAAGCCCAAGAACTTGCTTCTCTTGCTATGGATGTCTCGCAGGGTACGGGAAAAAGTTTAAGCGCAGTTACCGAAGCCCTTGCCAAGGCAGCAGGCGGTTCAACTACGGCCCTCGCGAAACTCTCACCCGAACTGAAGCAGATGGCCAAAGATGGAGCAACCGCCGACGAAATGATGGCTGCCCTTTCCGGCACCTTTATGGATCAAGCCAGCACCGCAGCCGATACCGCTCAAGGTCAATTCAAGCGGCTTGGAGTCGCTCTTTCAGAGACCAAAGAATCAATCGGCGCTGCTCTACTCCCAGCCGTCGAGGCTGTGCTTCCGTTGTTGACGTCGTTCGGTAACTGGGCCCAAGATCATCCCGAGATACTTCTTGCCATTGGTGCTGCCATCGCGACCATCGCTGCAGCCATTGTCGCAGTCAACATCGCTATGGCTCTTAACCCGTTCAGTATGATTGCGATTGCAGTTGTCGGGTTGGGCGCTTTGCTGGTAGTTGCCTACAAGAAGTTCAGTCCGTTTAAGACCGTTGTAGATGACGTCTTTGGGGCTATCAAGTTCTGGATCACAGAGGTAACAATTCCAGCAATAAAGACAATGCTTACTGTATTCAAAACTGT